GAATGATTCTTTTATAGAAAACTTTCTTAATAATATTCCAGCTTCATCATATGATGAACCTTGGATGAAAGGCCTTAATGAAAGACAAATTAAATACTATCTTGATAGACCATCAGAATTAGAATGGGTTCGTAATCTTTATAATGAAATGAACCCTATGAGTCCTTCATTAGTAACACCTACTAGCTAGTGAGTTTACCAGAAATAGTTAGGGATGCTTACATTGATTCCAAAAATTCAGAAGCTGCATACTCTTTCGCTAATTGGGCTAGGCATGCTAATTATGATCAAGTTGTTTCTGCATACGCTAATTGTCACAATGATCCTAATATTGACGATACCTTTATTCGCACTCTTGGCCAGCTTGATAGGTATTATCTTGGCGTTTTTTTGTGCAATCGCCACGACATGTTGCATCCTTGGATATATGAAAGATGCCGTGAAGTCGAAAGTGACAAAGATAGAAGACTCGATTTATGGGCACGTTTTCACTATAAAAGTTCTATAATAACTTATCTTGGTTGTATTCAGGAAATACTATGTAATCCAGATATAACAATAGGAATACTATCTTATTCTGCAAAACAGGCTAAGCCATTCCTTAGACAGATAATGCAAGAGCTTGAGTCAAACGAAAAGCTTAAAAGTTTGTATCCTGATATACTTTACGAAAAACCAAAGCAGTACGCTCCTAAATGGGCAGAGAACGAGGGGCTTTGTGTTAAAAGAAAATCAAATCCTAAAGAACAAACAGTAGAGGCGCATGGCCTTGTAGATGGCCAACCAACAGGTAGGCACTTTGGTTTGATTATCTATGATGATGTTGTTGTGCAAGAGAGCGTATCAACTCCAGAGCAGATAGCAAAGACAACTACTCAGTGGGAGCTGTCATTAAACCTTGGCTCTACACACAACCCTAGGTATCAATACGCAGGAACTAGGTATTCTTATGGTGACACATACGGAACCATTCTTCAAAGAGCAGCGGTAAAGCCCAGAATACACACAGCTACTCATAATGGGCAGATGGATGGCATACCAGTGTTTCTTGAAGAAGATCGTTGGGAAGAAATAAAAAAGACTACATCTACTTATACTGTAGCTTGTCAGCAACTGCTTAACCCTATTGCGGGAAGTGACGTATCGTTTAAGTCCGAATGGTGGAGAGAGTGGGAAGTTAGGCCTTACACAATGAACGTGTACATTATGGTTGACCCTGCTAGCTCAAAAAAGAAAGAGTCGAATAGAACCGCTATGTGTGTAGTTGGTGTAGATGCCAACTATAATAAATTTCTTTTAGATGGTGTTTGTCATAGAATGACCCTTTCTGAAAGGTGGGATTTTTTAAAAAAGTTAAGAGCTAAATGGAAAAGATCACCTGGAATTAGAGAAGTAAAAGTTGGTTATGAAAGATACGGCGCACAAAGTGACATAGAACACTTTAATGAAATGATGAGAATAGAGGGAAGCAACTTTCCTATATACGAATTAAATTGGGTTGGCGGGGGCGGATCACAATCTAAAAAGGACAGAATACAAAGATTAGAACCAGACCTAAAAGACGGATCGTTTTTCTGGCCTTATCCAACAGACAAAAAAATGCTTACATCTTTGCAGATGGACGTAATGGATAGAAAACAAGACTTTCTTATTTCTAAAAAAATTATGTGCAAAGATGAAAATGGAAGCTTATATGATCTTACTAAGTGGGTAAGAGATAATGAGTATAATCTTTTTCCAACTATACATCCAGATTTCTTGGATGCTTTATCTAGAATTTATGATATGGATGCTACGCCTCCAATTTCTAGAGTCTACAGAAAACTGGAGCCTGAAGCTGAGGCAGCATATTAATGGCAAGAACTAGAAGAATAGGCAGAAAAACATACAGGTCTAGGCGTGTAGCTTATCAAATGACGAACTCTAAAAAGTTCTACGAAAAACAACCAAGAGCATTTCCTTATGGAGAGTTTCCATATGTTCAACCCGAATATTGGGTTGCTGGATATTGCGAGAATGAACTATGAAGAAACTATTACTAGCACTGGCTTTGATTGTGTCACCAGTCATGGCACAAGACAGCATTTTTTTAAGGCATGGAACTTTTCCAATGCACTGCACAAAAGCAGAAAATGGAATGTTCGAGTTAGCAAAAATTGCGTCTGATAAATACGGCGAAGTTCCTATGATTGTTGCAGAAATGGGGCCGGGACTTTTAATTCTTACTTATAATTATGATGTTAATAAACCTTCTTGGAGTGTTATAATTACTAAACCGGGAGAGGCTTGTTTTTTTGCTAGTGGTACTTCGTTGTCACAAATTCCAAAAGAACTTGTAGA